TTCCGAATCATTAAGTTTGTAAGAGAATAGCAAAATTTCAAAGTCTTCAGATTGAGCATATTTGTAAGCCCCACATTTAGAAATATTCACACTGCTTCGTGTTTCAATATCAATACTTAAATGTTGCATATATTCCTCCTAAAAATTTAGGGGGGGGCTAACCCCCCTTAGTAATTTATTAATATTAAAGTGGAAGTCCTGTTAATGGATCGATCCCAATTGAACCTTGTTGAGTTGGTTGTTGATATTGAGGTGCAGTTTGTTGATACTGCTGAACAGGTTGTACTTGTTGCGGATTCGAGAACGGATTAGGATTTGATGCACCACCTAATGCACTAAATACTTTATCTGCAGACACAGGAGCACCACCTAAAACTTCACCGTCTCTAACTTTTTGAATGTGCGTTAGTCCAAACCCTACACCTTTTTTACCTGTGTGCAGGTATGGGAAAACATTAATAGCCACGTTCGCATATACTCCTGAATAAATTTCAGATTGATTTAAGATAGGTTGAACATTTTGATCTACAATTTGAGGTTGTCTATCAGCGTTTGCACTGGCTGTAAAAACCCAACAACCTTTACATTCATCTCCGAAAGGTGTTCCATCTTGCTTCACACCATCACCATCATGAATAGGATTAGCAACTACAGGTGGCATTACACCGTTCCATTTTTCATTTAATCCTTTTTGAGCTGCAGCTTGAATTGCTGCATCTAATCTTTGCTTACTATTTAAATCGCTTTTCGGTAATAAAATTGTAGTGCTATATTTGGCTGGTAAATCTGGATTATTTGAGTATGGTTTAAATACATTCACATAACTTAATCTCACGTTTTGTACTACTGCTGTTGATTCATTTGTCATAATTTTAAAATCTCCTTAATTTCTGTTTTAATTTATTGTTTAATTTATTGGTTTAAAAATACTTGTTGCTTTTACTGTATCAGTAATCGCAGGTCTTTTATCATTTTCAAATACTAAAGTAGGTTTTCCTGTACTTGTGACAACCATATCACCTACTAAATTGTTAAATTGTTCTTTTCCAAGGGCCTTTTCTAATTTGGCCAAAGTCAACGGTACTTTATCAAAAATTATTGCTTCATCAATACCGCCGTCCATTAATTTCTTAAGAGCCTCATCTTGATTAGTCCAAGAGCGGGAAGTTCTACCAGCTACTGCTTTTAGCCCCTTAACATCTTCACCAGTTAAGCATAGATTCAAGGCATAGGCTTTTAAATCGTTAACCCACTTCGCTATGTCTTCACCTCGTGAGATATATTCAAATAGCTTATCTCTAGGAATTTCATTAGGATTTAAGTGTATTTCTGATTCGAGAGATAAATTATTCTCCGCCCTGCCCGAACAAATATCACGGGCCTTACAGAATTTACACGCCTTAGCCGATGGAACTAATTCACCTTCACCACTTAGAGCCTTACTTGATTGAACGCTGAAATAATCGCCCCACAATAACAATTCAGAAAGGTCAACTTCCCAACTTGAATAATTATTTAAGCGTGGCTGTACAATATTCATTTCAATTTTTTTTATATCGTAGATTAAACTAAAAGCGTTGTAAGCACCAAGTGCATATAAGATTAGCTGTTCATTTTTCTCAGCAGAGACTGGAACACCTTTTCCGTATTTCAAATCAATAATAGAAAGTGTAGTCCCGTGAATTAAAATACAGTCACAAGTCCCAAATCCTCCAGGCACCCAACTAGAAAAATCTACTCTTTTTTCAATCTCTATATATGGCTTAGATGGAAAGCTTAAAGCTTTTTCTTTTATAAAATCAACATAATTGTCTGTAAATCCATCCATTTCAGCTTGATATAATTCATCTTCTTTTATCTTTTTAACTGCTGCATTAAGCTTCCTCTTACCAAAGCCTTTTGAATCTAAATAATGCTTTAATTTAAGTTCACTTAATTCATGAGCTAATGTTCCTTCCTTTGCATATACAGACTCAGTATCTGGAATACCTTCCTCCATTTGCACGCTACCAGGACAGGTGGCCCACCTACAGGCACCACTAGCACTAAGCTTTGCATGAGCCCTTTCTTTGTGATTAATCTCAGTCATTAGATAGCCGCTCCTAATTCTCGTAATCTTAGTGCAAAAGTTCCGTATTGTTCAACTGGTAATGTTGTAAGGGCTAATGAGTTAAACTCTTGTAATAAGCCTTGTAAAAGTTGAATTTTACCTGCTTGAACTAAAGTACTTGATGCACGTTGTAAGTCTTCCAAAGTATAAGTTTTCTCTGCAACAGGTACTGCAGTTTGTACTGGTTGTACAGGTACTGTTTGTTGAGTTGGTACTGCAGTTTGTACTGGTTGAGTTTGCACAGGCTGTTGAACTGGTTGTACAGGCACTGTTTGCTGAACAGTTTGTGTCGGTGCAGTTTGTACTGTTTGCACAGGTTGTTGAGTTGGTACTGCAGTTTGTACTGGTACTGATTGAACAGGTTGTTGAGTTGGTAATTGAGTTTGTTGCACAGGAGAATCTTTAAAAGCCTCCACATTAACTGCTACATTTACTATTAATTTCATTTTTTAATCTCCTATTTTAAATCTTTTAATAATCTTCTACCTTCTTGAATATACTGAATTTTAATATTATGATCTGTACATTCTTGAATATTTTCTATAACAACATCAACTAATTTCTTTAAATATCCTCTTCTTGAGAACTCTTCTGAAGAATGGTTATAATCTTTTAAAAATGCTATACTTTCTAAAGCGGTATATTTACCATCCTCGATTATAATTTCACCATTATTTTTTAATCTGTTTAAAGGCATTCTCATTTTGTCATAGGGAAAACCTAAATCGTTAACTAAATCATACTTATTACATCCAGGATTAGTGTATATATAATTTCTAATTGCTTGAGTTAAATTAACTCCAGTATTCTTCCTCATTCTTAAAAACCTCCATTTCAAATACTTTGTTGTTTAGGATGTCTATTACTTCTCTTATCTTTCTACGTTCCAATGATTCAAAATTTGCATAATCTACACAATCGGAAAGCTTGTTTCCTGTGAATCGTAAATCTGCTATGATATCTGAGTATTTTTTATTCTCCATTTTCTTCATCTCCTAATTTATCGATAAAATCAGATATAACAGACTTAAATATCTCTCCACCATCTATCATTACACAATTTATATTTCTATTTTTTAAAAACTCTTTCTCTTGAGGAGTTAATAGAGAATTTAACTTATCAAATACAGCTATCTCTTCTTCTTTTTCGTTTAATAAGTCATTACCTTTTTCATCAAGTAATTTTGCCTTATAATCCTTGCCTAAAATAGAACTAATTAAGAATGTTGCTTCTTGAATGATTTTCTTAATATCAGATGTTGGTTCATCATGTTTTTTACACAGTCTAAAATACCTTTTTCCAATATTTCCGTACCAAAATGCTTGTTCATGAGTAAAATTAGTATCGTTTAGTAAATCTTTTAATATATATCTTGTTTCAAGTTGTAAACTATCTACTACCATTTCTTTTCCATCTATAATCACAGGAACATTTTTAAGTTCAAACTTGTAATGTTTTGGATTAGGTTTGTTAATTTTATCTTTTGTCACTTGATTTTTCCTCCTGTTTGTGTTATTTTAAAGTTGTATATTTTTGTAAGTAGTCGTTGTTTTAAACGGCTATTTTTTTGTGTTTTTTCATCTTAATACCCCTCTTTTTGTCGCTGGATATTCACTAACGATTTTTTCTTATAAGCTTCAAATAAATCTTCAAAGCTGTAATAAATCATTGCAATGTTTAAAATCAACTCAATAGCAAATCCAACTGACTGCTTATAAACTGTGTTATGCACTCGTTTAGAGAATAACTCACCATGTTCAATCTCATTTCTCATTAATTTAATGTGTTGTTCGTTATTCCTATTTAACACAGTTTCACATCTATCAATTTCAAAATGTTTCTCATCACCATTTAATAGTGACAATGCGAACGCTAGACAATCAGCTAATTCATCTAGTTGTTTTTCAATCGGTGTCTTATGCTTTTTCCAAATTTTGAAAAAACCTATTGCATTGTACCATTCGTGAAACTCCTCACTTAATGCTGTTATTATTTTGTCACGTTGCCATGTTTCCATATGACTATCTACTTCATGTTGAATAATTTGTAATTTTACTAATTCATTGTATAGTTCTAAATTTTGCATTCTATTCTCCTTTCTTCTCTATATAAATCAAAATACTTTCATCTTCTAAATAATTTAAAAAATCTCCAAAATGCTTACAATCATTCTCTTCGTATAACCCAGATAAAACTGCCACTAGTGTGTCGCTTGGTATTTTCACGTGATCAAATAGATTACTTCCAGTATTAAAATGTTCACCTTTAATCAACATCATTTTCTATACTCCTTTCAATTTATTTAAATCTATATCTAATGCATTTGCTAACATCACAACGTAATCAAATTTCAATGTAGTGTTAATTCTGAATCTAAAATTGTAAATGCACGTTTTTGGAACACCTCTTATTTCAGATAATTCAGTTGGATTGATTTTTAGTTGTTCGATTTTTTCAATTAGCAAATCTCTAAACTTCATACTGTATTTATTGTTGTTTTTTCTACTGACCTTGTATCTAGTCATTGCTTTCACCGTTTTCAAACACACTCTTACCACGTTCATCAAAATTGTAAAAAATCAATGCTGTAACACCTATTAGCACTCCTAAAATTCTAGTGTAATCAATATCAGTCATTAAGAATGTGCAAATAGCGATTGTTGTTAACGTCAAATATAATGTGTTGAATTTTCTTTTTCTTAAATTATCCATGATATGCTCCTTTCTTTTGCAAATCATTGTATAAATGTAAAAACATCTCCACTCTTGCATAATGATATTTTTTTAATCTTTCATTAACTCTACGAATTAAATCGTATGAATTATCCAATTTCATAATCTCAGGTTCAATTTTATTAAGCGTATATTCAGTAATCTCAGTCTTGTTAAATAAATCTTTTTTATAAACCCAAAATTTACGTTCGGCTAAAAGTTTCTCATAAGCTTCATCTTGTTCAGATGTATTAAATTTCATTTTAATCACCTCCTTAAATTTTATATCAAATTAAATTTGATATAATGGATAAAAATTAAAACCTAATGTTATCAAGAGGAATCCCAAAAATTAGACTTAATTCCTTAGCTTGTTTAACAGAAGGGGTTTGTCTATACTTCTCCCAATTCACTATAGTTTGCTTTGTAACGCCTAATTTCTTAGCTACTTCTAGCTGAGTTAACTGTGCGTTTTCTCTAGCGGCACTAATTGAGATTTCTAATTTAGCCACTTTATCACCACCATTTTTTTTTATATTCTGAGATTTTCCAACCTCACGAATTTAATTATATATCAAATTTAATTTGATGTCAATACTTTAATCAAAAAAAATTTTACTTTTTGTGTTGAAATTCAAAATAAATTTGATATAATATAAGAAAGGAGTTGAATAACATGAGCAACAATCAAAAAGAAAAAATAATTTTTTCTAATAACTTAAAAAGATTAGTAGCTAATAGTAACTTACCTCAACGAGAAATAGCTAAACGAATTAAGGTATCTCCACAAACTTTTAACACGTGGATGCAAGGAATTGCAATTCCTAGAATGTCTAAGATTCAATTATTAGCTAATTTCTTTGCTATAGAAAAATCTGATTTGATTGAAGAAAAAAGTAATATAGTTTCTGAAAATCGAGATATATCTATAATGGTAGATGATTTAATGAATAATCTAAATAGTACACAATCCCTAATGTTTAAGGGCGAACCAATGGACGAAACAACAAAGGAGTTAGTGCGTGCTTCTATCGAGCAAGCGGCCCGAATTGCTATGGCACGTCACAAAGAATCTAAAATTGACGATTAAAGAGATTTATACTTCTCTTACAAATAAATACGGAACAAACGATCCATTGAGAATAATTAAAGAATTAGGAATAATTGTACAATTTGCCGACCTTGGAGAAAACAAAGGTCTATATCATACGTTGGAAATCGAAGATAACATTTACCACTGCATACACATTAATAACAATTTATCTTCAAATGAACAAAGGTACACGCTAGCACACGAATTAGGTCACTATATACTACATCAGGGCTCTAATATTCATTTTCTAAGACGTGTTACCTCTACACCTCTATCAAGGCAGGAAATAGAAGCAGATTTATTTGCTAGCTATTTCATCGTGTCTGATGAGGAAATAAAAGAAATCAATAATTTAACATATATTTCAGAATCATATAAGCTAGACTACAGAATTTGTGAAAAAAGATTAGAATATATTAATTAAAGGAGATATCAAAATGAAAAGAAAAGTATTATTAAATTCACTTATAGCAGGGGCTATATTAATTAGCGGTTGCTCTAGTAAGGAGGAAAAAAAGGAAGAAAGCAAAACTGAACAAACTCAACCTAAGGAGAAATTGTCTGTTGAGAATATCAAATATGAAAATAGAAAAGATCCTGATATTAAATATGTTAGCTATGGAATAATCAAACTTAGTGCTGATGAATGGAGTAAGCTAACCGATGAAAAACTTAACACTTTCATTAAGCAATGGGTTGAAAAAAGAGATGCTTATCATCAAAAATCATTGATCATATACAATGAATCAACAAAGAAAGCAATTATTGCTTTAGGTACAGAAGAAACAGTTAACTATAGACCATTTGAAATTAACGTATCTCAAAAATCAAAATTTGACGTTTCTAACCCTACTTCTACAATGTATGTATGGAATGGAAAAAACAAAACTTACAACCATGTAGAATCGCAAGTCAAGCTAGACTTAACAAAATAAACCGTATCGAATTCGACACGGTAAGAATAATTTTAAATTAGACACAAAATTAAATATATGATATAATGATATTAGATTAGAGGGCCATGCCCACCGTGAAGAAGTCTTATATCATTAGATAAAGGCTTCTTTTTCTTTTTAAACTAGTCAAATTCGACCAGTTTAGACAAATAAAAAACTCCCCCGTCCGCCAAGATAGTGAGAGTTTTTGTCAATCATAAGTCCGTTTCAAGTATTAATATATCGTCATATATTAATAGGATTCTCAAAACTACTTAAGATGTGGAGCGAACCTCGCTCATTTAGTTAATTATAACACACATCTTAATATTTTAAAAGAAAGGATGTGTATTTGTTATGCAAAAAAGACAATTACCAAATGGGAAATGGCAATTCACAGAAGGTTATAAGGACAAAGAAGGAAAATACAGACGAATAACCGTTGTTAAACCTAATAAAACACGTGCATCAGAAAAAGAAGCATACGAGGAATTACAAGAGAAAATTAGAGAAAAATTAGAAGATAAAATAGAATTAAAAACAATCGGATATTATAAAAATGAATTTTTAGAGATTAAAAAGAATTCTGTGAGTATCAACACTCTAACTTCTTATAAGACAATTTTGAAATTAATAGATGATGATATTAACATTAATGATATAACAAAACTTGAGTACGAAAAAAAACTAAATCAGTACAGAGAAAGTTACTCACCAAAAAATGTTAGATTAATCAAAACTGTCTTTAACATCTTCTTTAAATTTATTAAAGCTTACTATATTCCAACATTTAACATCAATTTAGAATTCACACTAACAAAAGAAGATAAATTCAAAGAAAAACAAAAGATTAAATATATAGAAACTAATAAACTTCAAGACGTATTAGAATCAATCACCCACCCTTTAACTAAAGATTTTGTGACGGTTCAAGTACTAACAGGATTACGTGCTGGAGAATTGCTAGCAATAACACCTGAAGATATTGATATAGAAAATAAAACACTTAGTGTAAATAAAACTAAACACACTTCAGGAATCTTCACATCGCCTAAAACTTTATCTAGTGTGCGAACAATTGAAATCAACGATAGAACATTAGAAATTTTAATGCGATACATGAGTGCTTCAGAGACTCTATTCAACACTTCTATTCCAGCACTTAATCATCACTTAAAGAAAATAAAACTATCTACACATATGTTCAGACACACTCATGTTGCTCTGTTGGTTGAAGCCGGAGTTCCTATTAAGGTCATATCTGAAAGATTAGGTCACGCTAATGTTAATACCACTCTTGATATTTATACACATGTAACTGAGAATATGAAATTAGATCTCAGACTAAAATTGAATAACCTTTGCGCAGATTTTACGCAAAAATAA